ATAATCTTTATTTTTAATAATCTGCACATAGTGTGGTAATCCTTGACCTCGTTCTTCATGATAATCAATTATATTAATACTCTTGCCTAGCTGCTGATAAAATATTATTGCAGAATGATCTGATACACCTAGATCCCATGATGTTGATACTGGTAGACTTGGATCGTATGGTACTCTTGTTAGTTGCTTTTTATCTTCCATCTTAACAAGTACATCTGAATATACTGCACCTTCTATGTTTGCTATCCAATCACATTCAAACTCTTGCTGGTACTTCTTATCTCCCATTACTTCTTTTGCCTTGACTAGCTCTTCGTTATCTACAATCTTAGTATCACTAGCTTTTGCCTTGTAGTTGAACCAATCATCAGCTCCTTGTGCGTGTTGATATAGTTCATAGAAGTTATTGTTCATGCCTTGTGGTGTACCAATAAATACACAATAACCTTTTCTATCTGATAGTGCAGGTCTAATTATTTCTGGAAACAATCTTTCGTTTACATTTGCATATTCATCAATCACACAACCATCAAGGTATATACCTCTCAAGCCATCTGAGTTCTCTGAACCTAGTAATGTTATTCTGCTGCCATTCGGCAAATCCACACGCAACTCTGTTTCGTTAAATTTTGTATAAGGTATTTTTGCTGTAAATTGCTTCATATAATCCCAAGCAATACTTTTCGCTTGTTTGAAGGTGGGTGCTATATAGGCATACCTAGGGTTCTTGTTTTTAGATAATAGTGCTGACCTAATCAGATGATTGATCATACATACTGTTTTGCCAAACCTTCTATGACAAACTAATACATTCCATCTGTTCTCTGATATTTTCTTATGTAGATATGCTTGATGCTTTCTAGGTGTGTAGGGTATTTTAATGTCCATATCTAGTGTATCTTTTTGCTAGGCATACTATCTACAGCTTCAAAGTCAAAGCCAATGCAAAGCATAGCATAGGTAATAAATAGCTGCGAAGCTAATTCATTAGGAAAACCAACAAACTTAATTATGACATCATTATGATCTTTATCAACATAAGCAACTGATTCTATATCTTCTAGGTCAAAAGGTTTCATATACTATATCTAGTTTATTATTAGTGGTCTGGCAATAAGCGAATGTGTGTGTGTATAAGGGTGTCCTACAGTCCCATGTATATATATATAATAAACTGCGGTGCAATCTGGGGGTATAAGGGGTTAAGCAATATCAAAAATGTAGGTTAAGCTGCACAATATTACTAACGATAACTAAAGATTATTAATACTAATGTTTGATAACTATTAATTATCGGAAATAAATAGGTCAGTATTGTTGACCGAAGTTATAACGCTAACGCCAGGCGTGGCGTTCTATAATAGGATAGCAACATTAATTATATTTCTTGTTCCTGTGTTTTAAGATCTCATATAAAAAAACCCCCAACAAAATTAATTATCAGGGGTTTAATTGTTTATTATTATTGAGTAAATGAAATATAGTTTCTAAAATTTATATTTTTTGTTAATTTTTTCTAACCAAGAATATAAACAAAATATTCTTTTAGATTCTTGATTGTAAAAATCATCATTAACACCATCGTAATTATCTTGATAAACAAGTAGATTTTCTCTTAATGATATTTTTTCTAATAAATATTTATATTGATATTTTTTATGTTTTTTAATTAAGCACACTATGACCTCTCTTTCTTTTGTGGTAAATCCATATCTACATAAGCTAGATAATCAGGATATTTTTTTCTAAATCTTTTTATTCTTCTAATATCTTTTTTTGATAATGGTTCTTTTTTCATATTCTCTCCTTTAATTTAAATTTGTTTTACCTATTTGTTTATTTGTTTAATCTCTTTATATATCCATTTTATATATATGCAAGTATTTTTTTAATTAAATTACTTTAGAATTATTCTAAACTAGATACTGTTGCATAATTACAACATGTTGCAAATATGACACAATCAATATTAAACCTTGTTTAATGTTGCATAAATATCACACACAAAAAAAATATACTTTTTGGATTGACAACAAAATAAAACTATACTAAAAGGTTATTGTGTTTAATTTGTTAGATATGAAAACATCACTTACGGAACGTAAGAACAAATTAAGCACAAAACAAATGGAAGGGAAAACATGAACCAAGAAACTAAACAAGTCATATACAATATGATGATTGAAAGCACTGGCACTCATTTTTTAGATAGTGGCGGTGAAGATGGAAGACACTGGCAGCGTAATCAAAAGAAGACTTTGAAAGATTTTGAGAATGAAGAATATATTTCAAAAGAAGATGGATATATTACGAAGTCTTTATTTCATCATTTAAATGAAAGCTGTACATATCTTCCAGATATAACAAAGCAATTTAATGATTGGATTAATGAAGATAAATATCATTGGATTGATAATAAAAATGGAAGATCGCACATTATCGCAGATGTAGAAGACTTCATGAATGAGTTTATATATCCAGATGAAGAGGCAAAATGTACTTATACATATAATTTTGATAATTGTTTATCTCAAGATATACAATGGATCTCAAGTGGTGATTTATATCAAAATAATATAATTGCTTTATGTATTCATAATGGTGCAGATGCTAGAGGTGGGATGACCGATTATAAATTCTTTAAGATTGATCCAGATATGTTTTATATGATGGATGAAGAGTATTTTAAAGAAGATGAAGAGGTCGCATAATGTATAAAATAAATGAAAGGGAAAACAATGACAAAAAACAAAATAGCTTTTAATGATATTGAAAGCGGAACAATGCAAGATATAACAAGAAATTTTATTGATAAGCATATACTAGCTTGTCAATCTAATCTTGTAAGTGAGTTAATGAATAAAGAAGTTATATCAATAGAAAATTATATTAACTTCTATAAATCAGATGAAACTATAAAATCTGAATATGATGTAAAAACAGAAGAAGAAATACAAGAGATAAGGGACAATGGCGAAGATCAACAAGAAGTTTTTGAACATTGGCTTTGCTCTAATTGGTTTATTAATCAAATGAAAAACCAAAATGAGCCAATTTTAGAGACTGATTTGGAAACTTGGTGGGGTCGTACTTGTACTGGTCAATCAATATATCTTGACCATAATATACAAGAATTGGCTTATGAATATAGCCATGATGATAGACTTTATAAAAAAGAGGTCGCATAATGTATAAAATCAACATTATAAAACATTATAAATATAAACAACATTGGCTTGATTGGTTAAAATATAGAAAACCAATACCAAACCATATAACACCAATGAAAATGAATAATTTAATTGGCGGTTATGGAACATATAATAAACTCAAAAAAGGGGTGTAATATGAAATGCACAAAACAAGAACAAGAATTTAAAAATTGTTTGATTAGATTATTACAAGATTACAATGGATCATGGGATAATTTAAAAAAAGAGAAAGAATACAAGCAATTAATTAAATATTACAAACTAAAAAAGGGGGAATAATGAAAAAGAAAAAACAAAAATATTGGTTGTGTGAATTTTTTGAGAGATATGGAGACAATGAAAACTATCATAGATATATTTACTCAGATAAAAACTTAAAAGATATGGGATATGAAGATGAAAAAGATGACTATAAAATTTTATCTCAATTCTTTTTATATAAAATAACACCTGAAGATTTTGAAAATTGGAAAGGAACTTATTGGCTAGGAGATAAATTAGTAAGTTTTTATAATTCGGAAAAAGTTAATCCAAGTGAGTTCAAAACACTTAAAAAAGCTGGTGTCTATGTTAATGGAGATAAATTAATGTTTGATTGGGATAAGGGAGAGGCAGTATGATTATTAATTTATTTGGTAAGCAAATAACAATCAATAATAAAAAATGGCAGCAGGATCTATTATCTTGGAGCTTACTATATAGAACAGAAATAGTAATTGCTATTGCTAGTTTTATTCTTGGAGCTATAATATTTTAGATGAATAAAGAATTACAACAACAAAATTTTCAAGGGGAAGTATTAAGCGGTTATGTTATATCGCTTATAAAACAAACCCAAGAAAATATACGACTTGCCATGAGGGAGAAGAATATGGGAAGAAACCTGAATAATACCACGCAAGGATATTATCCATTTAAAGCGGTGTCCACAGGCTTGTCAAGTCGTATTAAAAACAAACAAAAACAAGAAAGGAAAAGCTATGATAACCTACGACAATGTAAAAATAACATCAACAAGAACTGATGATGATTATTGGGATGAAAAAAAAAGAAAACATATAAAATATAAACATCCTAAAATAACAAAGAAAACATTATTTGATGGTAATGTTTTTGATTTGGGTGAGCTTTATACAGCTATGAAGTTTGCAACAGAACAAGATAGTATTGGTGAAATATCTGTTACTATGAGTATTAAACAAGAATATTAATCTTTATTATCAGGTGGTATATCAGTTATATCACCTGATACATCAATCATATCAGGTTCACTTTCCCATTTAATATTTAAGGTTGTGTCTTGCTTAACATCTAGCTTTTGTTTTTCGGTAAACAAAGAAGATACTCTTGGAGCTAACCATTTTAAATAGTTTGCTCTCTCTCTAATAAAGACAAGCATATTAGGATCAACGTCAGGGTTATCATTATTAAATAATACTAACATCTTCTCAACTAAAGTCTTGATCCCTCGTTCCTGAGCTAGTTCAAATCGTTCCTTTGTCTTTGGGTTTTGATCCAAGTATTTGTATAGCGTTCTCAATTTGATCTGTAAATCTTTTGCCAATTCGTACAGAGTTTCGCCATCTACTATACGATCTATTATAGTATTTAGTTCTGTATCGGATAGTGTTAGCTCTTTGCTCTTGGTCTTGGATATATCTTTTGATTTCATCTTCTGATTTGGACTTAAAATTTTTTAAGTTTTTTAACATATTAATCTTGGATTGTATATCTATTCTATTGTTTCTGTATAAACCCATATACTTTCTAGTCTTGTGATTCCAACTTTTTGATGCCTTATGGTAGGTACAGAGCATACGTCTTGACGTTGGAGTGAAGTACCCCTTACATCTACATCTTTTACCAGAATGACGAGCTATAGCCTCACATTGTATCTTTATCTTTGCCAATAGGATTACCTTTATAATCTAAATTGTTTCTGATATTATATTCTTTCTTTCTTTTATAAGCGAAGTTCTTTTCCTTTGTTATCTTCTTCAGTTCCCTTTGTATTATTCTAGGATCTACTAATTTTTCCTGACGAGCTAATTCCCTTTTTCTCTCAATAGCTAGTTTACAATAATAGACATTTTTAGTATCTGATTTAAGGTCAGGCAGGGGTAGAGTGGCTAATTCATTTATAGTATTTTCTTTATCACCTTTATTATTACCAATTATTCTATCTATATTATTATTGTATATTGTTTCTTCTAATATAGGCGTAAAACGACTATCTTGTGTAGGTTTAACGTCTATCCCT